CTTTCGCTGGTCGCAGGACCCACGCAATCCGCGCATGGGGGTGTCACCGCTGCGTACCGTCCTGCGGCTGGTCTACAACGATGAGGAAGCCGAAGCCTATACCGCGTCGATCCTACACAACATGGGCTCACCCGGCGCCATCATCTCGCCGTCGGGCGACAAGACGATCACGCAAGACCAGGCACAGGCGCTGATGACGTACTTCAACTCGCGCTTTACGGGCGACGGCCGTGGTTCGACGATGGTGGCAACGGGCGGCTTGCAGGTCGCGACGCCTTCATGGAATCCCAAAGACCTCGACCTGACGGCGATCCACTACTTCTCTGAGACGCGCATTTCCGGGCTGATGCAGGTGGCCGCGATTGTCGCGGGCCTCGGCGTCGGATTGGAACACGCCACCTACGCGAACTACCAGGCCGCACGCGAGGCGACCTACAGGGGGAACATCGTTCCCACCTATACGAGCTTTGCGGACACCCTGACCCGTTCCTTGTTGCGTGATGACTTCAACGGACAGAAGGATCAGTTCGTCGAGTTCGACACGAGCAATGTCAGCGCCTTGCAGGAGGATGCGACCGCCGTTGCCGATCGGGCGGCGAAGCTCTTTACCGCGGGCATCATCGACCGTGCGGCGGCGCTGAAGATGGTTGATCTGGAATCCGTGCCGGCGGACGACGGTATCTACCTGCTGCCACGCGGTGCGAGCTTCAGCGACGGATCGATCGCGGAGCCGGTGAGTCCCGTGATCGAGAAGGTGAACACGGAGCCGGGTGCGAACAACCTTGCGCCGGCGCCGGTAGCGACGAATGGCAATCAACCGGCCGCGGCTGCGCAGGCAGCGGTGCCGATCGCGGCCAGGGGGGCATGATGATTGATGACCTCAGCCCCGAGGAAGAAGAGGAGTGGCGACGCCTGTACACGGAATATGCTCTTGCTCGCGACAGCCTCGCGGACTTTGAGCGGCGGCATCGTGGCCGAGCCTTCCATCCGTTTTCGCGGGAAATGGCCGAGGGGATCCTTTCAGCGGCAGTCCCCTCGACGGACGTTGAACCGCTCGTTTTTCCCCCACCGCCATATGAACTTTGGCACCCGGACGACGTGACGCCACTCTCGCCCGAAGGCGGCCCGCAGCCGAAAAGGAGTCAGCCATGACGGTGGGCATCGTCCTGATCCTGTTTCTCGTGGCAGCCATCCTCATGTTATTGGATTTCTTCCTCGGCTGGGCCGCGGATACGGCATACGGCCCCTATCGCTATCGTGTCTATTCCTTGGCGTGGGGGCTGATGGCGGTTGCTTTTCTTTTGTGGCACGGGAACAAGTAGTGGTCGCTTGATAGACATCGTACTCACCCCCGTGAGTGGAGGGATAGCACAATCGCAGCCTCAGCGAGCAACTTCCTCGAAGGCTCGATCCTCAATCAGATGCTGCGCGGCACGGCCTACACGTGGCCGACGACGCTCTACATGGCGCTCCTCACCGACTCCAACACCGCTTCACAACGGCGTGCCGCAACCGTGACCGAAGTCTCAACCGCTGCATGGACCAACTATGCGCGGGTTGCCACGCCAGCGAACACGACCACCTTCGGAGCGGCGGCCGGTGACCCGCGCACGTCCACCAACAGTGGCGCGGCGATTGCCTTTGGCACTGCGGCGACCACCGGCAACGTCACCTGCACCGCGCTGGCGATCTACGACGCGTCGACCGCGGGCAACCTGCTCTACTGGTGCGACCTGACACCGAGCCAAATAGTTGCTAATGGCAATGTCGTTTCGGTGGCAACATCTGCGCTCTCGATCAGCGTGACCTGAGCGCGACGATGGCGATTGGTGCTACCAACTTCCCGACGAGCCTTGACGATGCCGACTCGCTGATTCGCGTGGCGAACAATGTCGCCGCCACGACGACCAATGAGGTCGGCGGCGCGGGGGCGAACTCGACCAGCGGCACGACGATCACGGTCGCCTCGACGACCGCGACACCGGCCTTCCCCGCCAGCGGCACGATCTCGATTGACAGTGAGGTGATTACCTACACCGCGAAGACGGCGACGACCTTCACGGGCTGTGTCCGGGGCGCGGACGGCACGACCGCTGCCGTCCATACCGCAGTCGGATCGGTCGTCAATCATTACGAAACCGCCTTGCACCATAGCGTGCTCGCAAACGGGCTGATTGCCGCCGAGACGAAACTCGGGAGCGGCGCATCGACGCCCGCAGCGAACCGGGCCTTGCTCAGTCTTGGCGCGGGGGTGTCTGCGTGGCAGGCAGAGATGACCCGCATCCTCAACTACTCGGCAGTCGGGGCCGATCTGGCAGCGACCCCGACCGCGATTACGGGTGGGGTGTGGACGACGCTCTCCTCCGTGACGACAACGCTGACGCCGTCCACCGCAGGCTCGCAAATCGTTGTCTTGATTCGTGGGTCGGCGTCGATTGTCAGTTCTTCAGCGAATAACTATGTTGGCTCACGTCTCGTTGTCGATGCTGGCACGTTCTACCCGATCGCGGCGGGCGGCGCGACCGCCGCGTCCACCTTCTCACAGGCACTCGGTGCCGCCATGTTTTCGATTGGCCCACTCAGCGTTGCCGCCCACTCACTCACGGTGCAACTCTCGTCCTTCCAAACGGGCACCTACATCTGCCGCTCAAACAGCTTTAGCGCGTACGAGTTTCTCTTTGTCGAAGTCTGGGAGTTCATCGCCTAGCGGAAAACGGTGAGGCAATGCCGCGCTATAACACCGTCCGCTACAACAGCCAGCCCTACGACCTCGGCACCCCGAACGCCCTCGCGGCCTCCGGTGGCGCGACGTTCGGGGGCAGCGCGGCACTCAGTGTGCAGTCGCCGCTGACCGCGAGTGGTGGCGCACGCTTCAGTGGCAGTGCGACGCTCGGCACGGTCACGGCACTGACCGCCACCGGCGGCATGGCGTTCGGTGGCAGTGCGAGCCTTCGGGCCGCGACGGCGCTGACGACGACGGGTGGCATCACCCTCGCGGGCGCCATCGCCCTGACACCGCAGAAGCTGGCTGCCACGGGCGGCATGCTCTTCGCAGGCACGGCAACGCTGACGCCGGCGGCAATCACGGCCGCTGGTGGCATCGCCTTCTCCGGTGTCGCCGCGCTGCGGGTGCCCGTCCTGAGCGCGACGGGCGGCCTGTCCTTCGGTGGCACGGCAACCGTCGGTGTCGCGGGCGTCTGGAGTCTCGCGGGCAGCATCACGTTCACGGGCGCCGTCGCGCTGACGATCCCGGTGAGCCTGAGTGCGAGTGGGGGCGCGGCCTTCGGTGGCAGCGCGACCCTTGCGACGGCCGCACCGCTGATCGCGGCCGGTGGCATGGTCTGGGGCGGCACCGCGGCACTCGAGCTCCGCATCGCCCTCTCTGCCTCCGGTGGCATCGTCGTCGCTGGCACCGTGAACGCACAGACGCGCGCTGCCCTCACCGCAGCGGGCGGCATCGTCTTCGGCGGCACCGCGGCGTTCGCACCGCCACCGTTTGCTGCCAGTGGCGGCATGGTCTTTGGCGGTGCCGCGACGCTGACCGCGTTTGCGGGCGTGGTGCTCGCTGCTTCGGGTGGCATCGTCGTCAGTGGCACGGCGGCCCTTGAGCGCGCGATTCGGCTCACGGCCGCCGGTGGCATCACCTTCACGGGCACGGTCGGGCTGCCGCAGGACGTGCATCTGACGGCCACCGGTGGCATCGTCTTCAGCGGCCGGGCGTCGATGGGCGAGCCCGTCCCGCTCGCGCACATCACGGCGGGCACTGGCCTCGTCACGACGGTCATGGCCGGCGTGGCAACGCTCGCAGCGATGGACGCGGGCGTGGCGGTCTTGCCCGTCATGACGGCGGGCGTGGGCGTGCTGTCGCAGGCGCAAGCGGACAAGGGATTGGAAGGGGGTTTGCACGTGACCGTGCAGTGCGGTACGCGGCAAACCCCCTTCCAATTGGCCACGACGATCAGGGCAGGAGTCGGCAAGTGAGCATGGACATCATCAATGCCCGACTCGGCGACGTCGTCCGCATCGGTATCACGCCGACGCCGATTCGCGTCACCGACCCGACGGGCGCACTCGTCGATCCCATGGCGATTACGATCAGCTTCCTGCAGCCGGACGGGATGCAGACCGATCCCGTGACACCGGACAGAGATGCGTCCGGTGAATATCACTACGACTACGACCCGCCCGTGACAAGCGCGATGGCGGGGATGCATTACTGGCGGATTGTGACGAGCGGGCCGGATGCGGAGCTCGAGGGACGCATCTATTACTCCCCCAGTAGATTCGTACCCTGACGGAAGGCGGATCGTGAGATGGATACACTCGTGACCTTTGGTTCTGCGGTCAAAGACCTGGGCGAGGGTCGCATCGGCGGGTATCTCATCACCTTCTCCGATGCCGCCAGTCCCGACCTCACCGGTGAGTACTTCACCAAAGATACCGACTATGACCTCGCCGACGGTGACACGCGCTCGGTCTATTACGCGCACGGCCTCGACGAGCAGCTGGGCGTCAAGAAGATTGGCCGCTTCACCGCGAAGACGGACGCGATCGGCATCTGGGTCGAGGCGCAACTCTCCCTGCGTGACGAGTACGAGAAGGCGATCGCGAACCTCGCGGCCAAAGGGAAGTTGGGCTGGTCATCGGGTGCGCCGGCGCATCTCGTCGCACGCAAATCCGTCGAGACCAAAGATGGCGCGACGGTGCGCGAGATCACCCACTGGCCAATAGCCGAAGCATCGCTCACACCATCTCCAGCGGAGCCGCGCAATGGCGCCATCGGGATGAAATCCCTGCCCGCGCTCCTCGGACTCGAAACACGAAAGACGAAGCACGACGTCGCGCCTGCTGCGATGCCGTTTGCAGAGTGCATCGAAACCGCGCTTGCTGCGGTGGCGGATGCGGTACAGCGCGCAGAGGCGATCAAGGAACTGTGCATCAAGGAAGCGCGGCCGTTCTCTGTCGGCCGGCGCAAGCGGATGCGGGAGATGCACACACAGATGCAAGTCGCCCACGCGGCAATGGGGACGCACATCGCCACGATGCAGGCGCTCCTCAACGAAACGGAACCGGCGGCGAAGCAGGCCGCGGTCAATCAGCTGTATCTCCGACTCCTCGTACGCCAGGCCGAATCCCTCGGCGTCGTGATCGAGGCGTAAAGAAGAAAGGCAAGCGTCATGCCGACATTGGTTGAGATGGGCAGCGAACTGGCGCAGAAGCGCGGTGAGTTGGCGAAACTGTTTGACGATCACCGCAAGATCGTCAATGGTTCTGTGGAGTACGACCTGTCCGCCGATCAGGTGGAGGAAGTGCGCCGGCGTGAGGCGGAACTGGGGCCGCTCCAGGATGCATTCAAGTCGGCGGAGCGCCTGCGCGTCATCGAGCAGGAGAACCGGAAGGCGGCCGACGATTTCGGCCGCATCGTCCGTCCCGTGCCCTTTGGTGGTGGATCGGCCGACGATCCGGGTGCCATGCCAGGTACGAGCACCGCCGCGAAGACCCTCGGCGAGCGGTTCGTCGCCAGCGAGGCGTACAAGACGTGGCGCCACCGCGGCGGACAGCAGCAGGCATTCTTTGAGGCGCCGGAGCAGCTCGGGTTCGCTGTCAAGACGACGTTCACGACGGCCGTCTCGACGTTGACCGAGTATGACCGCCAGCCGGGCATGGTGATGATCGGGCAGCAGGCGCTCACCATCGCCGATCTCATCTCGCAGGGTGAGACGACGATGAACACGATCCGCTATGTCCGTGAGGACACATACACCAATGCTGCCACGACGGTCGCTGAGGGTGGCACGAAACCGGAAGCGGCATTCGACACCTCCGAGGTGGACGCGCCGGTGCGCAAGATCGCCGTGACCGGGAAGGTCACCGACGAGATGTTCGCGGACTTCCCGGTCATCCGCGACTACGTCAACAACCGCCTGCAGTTCATGGTCGCGCAGCAAGAAGAGGCGCAGATCCTGCTCGGCAACGGCACACCCCCGAACCTCCAGGGGATCGAGACGACGTCGGGCATTCAGACGCAGGCCACCGGGACCGATCCCCTCCCCGATGCCGTCTTCAAGGCGATCACCAAGATTGCCTCAGTCGGCTTCTTCCAGGCCGATGGCGTCGTGCTCAACCCGTTCGATTGGCAGAACGTCAAACTGCTGAAGACGGCCGATGGCATCTACATCTGGGGCCATCCCGCCGACGCCGGCCCCAATCGTCTCTGGGGCTTGCCGGTAGTCGCCACCGTCGCCCAGACCCAGCACACCGCCTTCGTTGGCGCGTTCAAACTCGGTGCCCAGCTCTTCCGCCGCCAGGGCATCACGCTGGAGACGACGAACTCGAACGTGGATGATTTCGTAAAAAACCTCATCACAATCAGGGCGGAAGAGAGACTTGCTCTGGCCGTGTATAGGCCGCTCGCGTTCTGTACTGTGACCGGATTGCCTTAGGTAACGCTTCGCATACTGCCTCCTGAAAGGAGTCGCGCATGTCATACATCAATACCACGGGCCCGTCGATCATGCCGGGCTCGCGGCAGCGCATGGGAGCGGGGAGTGATTCCTCGCTCGCTATGACCTCCGGTGCGGCCGCGCCAACCGTCAACGTCACCGGCCTCGGCACTGCCAAGGTGGGAACGCTGTACACGGACACGACGGCGGGCAAGCTCTACATTTGCACAGCCACGAACGGCACATCCACGATTGTCTGGACGGTCGTTGGCACCCAAAGCTGATGCCGCGCCTCTGGGTGGGTCCGGGGCGTGGCGTCCGCGACCCACTCGGTAAACATGAACAGGTACGCACTGGCGGGTCGGTGACGATCCGCCAAGTCACGGAGGAGACACCGATGTACACGTCTGAAACCGCGATATACGCCGACAGTGAGGGCAACGTCGTCCCCGAGGACAGCCCCGATGCGGCGATCATGGTGGTTGCCGCCGGTGGCACGATCACGGATGAGGAAGCGGCCAAGTACGGACTGACGGACGACAGCACCGCACCGTCTGAGGGCGCAGAGGGCACCGCGTCGTCGCTGGCAGATCGTCCGGCGGCAGCTGAGGAAGCCGAGGACAAGGGGCACGCTCCTGGCGGCCCGTCGGGTCCAGCGGCTCCGAAGCCGACGAAGAAGTAGGGCCAGATCATGAGCGTTCCCATCGAGGTTCACGACGCCGTTGTCGCCTTGTGCGAACCGACGCTTGACCCCGTGCTCACGGACGCGGAGATCGACGCGGTAATCCTCCGTACCATGGGCTTCCGCACGTGGACGGCGGCGACGACGTACTACCCGGATGTGCTCGTGACGCCGACGGTGCCGAACGGGTGGGCGTACCGACCGATCAGCCTGTCACTTTGGGATACGTGGTCGGACGTGGTGTACACGTCCGGTGTGCTGCCGGGTATCTCGGGCGACACGGAGCCCGTGTGGCTGGTGCCCGCGACCAGTCGCAATCCAGCGGTGTACGTGACGGACGGCACGATCACCTGGGCGGCCGCGGTGCCGACAGGCGGGCCGTACGACGTGCGCACGGCGGCGGCGGAGTGCTGGAGAGTGAAAAGCAGAAAAGCGGCAAACAGGGTTGACTCGTCCGTACCCGGTGCGGTGAGCGCCAGAGAAAGCCAAATGGTGGCACAGTGTCTCGAACAAGCCCGTTTACTGGAGCCGGTTGGTCTCTTCTAAACGTGCCGCCATCGCTTGCCGTGGACGATGCGTTCGATGGTGGAGCGATCAACGCCATAGTGCATTGCGAGCGTCGTTAGCTCGCCTCGTTTGCCAGTAAACGCCTCGCGAATCGCGACCACGTCGTTGTCAGTGAGTTTCGCCTTCGGGTGAGATTCGCCATGCGGATGTCGCCACTTGTTGGTTCTGTCCACGGCGTTGTCTTTCTGGGTGCCGAGGAAGAGATGGCCGCGCCTCGGAAGCGCGATGCCATCAATCTCATACCAGCCCTCGTCGTCATTGCGGCAACAGAGAGGGTTGTCGCAGGTGTGGCAGACGATTTTGCCATCAGGAACCGGGCCTGTCACCAGTTCGTAGGCGAAGCGATGCGCAGGTACGTTTCGACCAAGTGCCCTGAACGCGCCGTAGCCGCTGGTCCCCAAGCCGCGTGTCCAAAGCCAGCACGTTTCGGTTCGTGTGACATGAGACCAGAATGCTTCTTCGAGTGACATCCCGTTGCGATGGTGAGAGCGAGCGGCGCATGATTTGGAGCAAAAGCGGCCGCGGCCGCTCTCCACCTGGTCACGGGCGGCCATGAACGGTGCGCCGCATTGTTCACAGATACGGGGAATGATACGCTTGCCTGACATCGGAGTATCCTTCCGGTGTTCGCCCCAACGCCGTTCACAGCGGTGGAGGGGCATTGCTAATTCATCCCTCGATTCTACCACTTTAGCGCATTGGCATCAAGGAAACGGAGTGCGCCGCCGTGGTTATCTGGAAAGGGGTTTGCATGTGACTGCACCTGAACAGTACACGGCAAACCCCTTTCCACCCTACGTCCCCACCGACCGCGTTGACCGCTTCCGGGTGCTCGATGAGCGGGCAATGGCTGACACGTGCGACATCGTCCACACCGAACCGGGCACGATCAATCCTGATGGGAGTGGCGAGCCTGGTGAGGTCGTCGTCACCACCGTGCCGTGTCGCTTCCTTGACGCTGGCGGTGCGGCGGAGATCCTCGCGGTGTGGCGGTTGACGGTGCAGGCCAACGGCATCCTTTGGGTGCCGGTGAGCACGGTTGCCACGGAGGAGGACACCGTGACGTTCAAGGGCGACCGTTGGCAAATCGTCGGGACATCGTTGGGGCAGACCTATGCCACCAGCCTCCAGCTGGCCGTGAAGTTGGAGGAGTAGATGAGCGTCTCGATCAGCATTCAGCCGAACGTCTCACCGATCGATGCCACCATCGCGCGCCTTGAGCAGATCGAGGCCATTGTCGCGAAGTACGCCGGCCTGATCGAAGAAGAGGCGAAGACGCTGGTGCCGGTCAGGACAGGGGCGCTCAGAGATTCCATCGTGACGCACCTCAATGGATTGGTGGCCGAGATCACCGCTGGCGAGGGCTTGAGTTACGCACACCTGATCGAATACGGGACGAGGGGCAGACCCGCGCAACCGTATTTGCGCCCTGCCGCTGAGAAGTATGCCGACGAGTTCGCCCGCGAGATTGCCGCGGCACTTGGAGGCTCGTAATGACCATGATGGCCGTCTCAAGGGCGCTCGACATCCACGACATCGCCATTGGTCTCCGCGCCGCGCTGCTCGCCAACCCCACGATCGCGGCGGCCGTGGGCACCCGCATCTACCCGGACGACGACCTGTCGAGCGGCCCGTTTCCCTATCTCGTCTACGCGGTCGTGAGCGACCAGACGCAAGGGTGGTACTCGCATGCAGGAGTCAATGACCTCTGGCAGGTCACCGCCGTTGATCGGCCGGCGGCGCCCGGATACTCGATGACGATCGTGTCGGACCTCGGCGCGGCGATCCAGACGGCGCTGCTCGACACGCCGTGGACGGTTGCCGGCTGGCACCTGACCGCGGTCACGCGCGAGAACACCCGGCCCTACACCGAGAACGTCCAGGGAGCAATTTACCGATACGTTGCGATCACCGTGCGCGTTCAGGCATATCACCTGTAGAGGAGCAGCATGATGGCAGAGAAGGACACCGAGAAGAAGGAACCAAAGGAATCGACGATGAGCGAGGCAGAGATCGCGGCGCAGGAGGAAGTGGCGCGGCGCATCGGCATCGCGCCCGAGCAGGCGGCCCTGTTGGAACAGATGCGCGCTGAAGAGCGGTCCGCCCGGCTGGGCAAGACGCCGTAGCGTTCGTTACACCATAGTAGCGTTCGTTACACCATAAAGGAGAACACCAATGAGCTATCAGCCGCCTACCACTGGCGTCGGAGGTGGGATTGCCTGGTTGCGCGGCGCCACCACGCTGGCGCCCGCTGAGCCGTGCTCGGCGATCACCACGCTCTCGGGCAGCCCGACGACCTACCCGGCCAACCAGTGCTTCCGCATCACCGCACGCGCCCATAGCGTCCTCGATCCGCGCTCACCGACGATCGTCAAGAATGCCACGGTCGCTGCCAAGCAGACGGACTATTACATCAACTGGGGGACGGGCGAGATCGTGTTCTATACCGCGCTCACGGGCACGCCGACGGTCACCATTGACTGCGGCTGGATCTCGACTGCCAGCGGCACCGACGTCCCACTGCTCTCCCACGTCAACAACTGGCAGGCAGGCTCGACGGCCGCGCAGATCCCCGCCGATGAGTACGGCAAGCGGATCGTGCCCTCGTTCGCCGGTAAGGTGAGCGGCACGTTCCAGTTCGACTATTACTCCTCGTCCGACATCGTCGATCTCATGACCGCCCAGAGAATGAGGCAGAACTACTTCGTCTTCGCCCTCTTCGAGGACCTGGTATCCAATCGTATGCGCATCGCCTATACGAACGTCGGCGGCTTTCCCGTCACGGCCCCCGGCGCCGGTATGGTCGGCGGCACATGTACGGGCGGACTTTTCGAGGACATCACGTTCCGCGCAGAAGCACTTGTGTAGTTGAGTGCAGATTGCGGTGGATGATGTGCCAGACGATGGCGAGCGGGGCGGCGGGTAGTGTGAGACCCCTCCCAATGCCCGGCTCGTCACCACACAGAAGGGGTCTTCAATGAGTGAGAACGGCGCGAGCCCGAATGGCCTGAACGCCATCGCGCGCTTGAAACAGAAGAGCGAGCAGCGGTACATGCCGCAGCCGCTGGAGATCGACGGCGACACGTACTACTTCCGCCGCCTCGACGGCTTCCAGGCCGATACGCTGGTGAAACTGCAAGCGGAAAATCCGAACCTCTCGACGGCGCGCTACGATGCCACGGTGGCGGCGATGGGCTTTGTCAGCGAGACGAACACGCCGCTCACCGCTGACGAAGCGTTGGCGATTGGGGCGTGGTTCTACCAGCCCGCACGCGAGTTCGTGGTGAAGATCACGGGCGATTATCGTGATGAGGCGGCAGAGAAAGCCGCTGAACCAGACCCTTTTATCCTCAAACCTATGCTCTCTATGGCCTCGCCGCCGCCCTCCACAAAACCGTCTGGGAAATCCGCGACCTCGTCGAAGCCGACCCCATAACCTTCAAACGACACTGCGACTGGTACGAGACGTTCTGCTCGCAGGACGCCTCGATGGGCCTGCCCGCCTCCGACCCGGCACGCATCTTCGGCATCGGGCTCAAAGCGATGCGCGCACAGCTGCGGGAATCCCTGGCCGAACCCGAAACGGACGAAGAGCGCGAAGCTCGATTCGCCGCGCAGGCCGACGCGCAAGTGCAGGCCAAGTTTGCGGCCAAGAACGCCGAGGAGTGATGCGTGCCTGATTCCCTTGTCCGGGTACAACTCCAGGCGACCGGCGCCGATCAGATCCTGGCGACGCTGCGTGCCGTCCGGCAGGAGGTGGCGCTGCTCGGGCAGCAGAGTGCGCGCATCAACCTGGCCGCGAACACGACCACCGTCAACCAGCAGCTGGGGCAGATCACGACCCAGTTGACGCGGATCAATCAGATGACGGCACGGGCCCGCGTGAACGTAGACACCTCGCAGGCGGAAAATAGGCTGACCAGTCTGGACGCCAAAATCTCCTCCCTTGCAACCGGACTTCAGGCGGCCATCGGCGCGGTTGTCGGCTCGCAAATCATCCGGGGCATTGGTGCGGCGGTCGACCAGATCGTCAGTTTCAATAGCGCGCTTGAGCAGTCGCGCGTGGCGTTCACCAATCTCCTCGGCAGTTCGAGTCAGGCGAATGCCTTTATCGGCCAGTTGCAGAGCTTCGCGAAAGCAACCCCGTTCGATTTCGAGCAGGTGAATCGCTACGCGCAGCGACTGATCGCCGTCGGCTTCGCGGCGAAAGACGTCATCCCCGACCTGACCGCGATGGGCAACGCCGTCGCTGCCGCCGGCGGCAACGCTGACACGCTCGACCGGGTGACACTCGCCCTGGGCCAGATGCACGGCAGCATCAAACTGAACTCCCAGGACATGAATCAGCTCATCCAGGCGAACATTCCCGCCTGGAAACTGCTCGCCGACCAACTCGGCGTCACCGAGGCGAAGGCGCGGCAGATGGCGGAGACGGGGAAGATCTCCGGGGCGGCCGCGTCGGCGGCAATCATCGCGGGGATGAGTCAGCTGCCGAACCTGATGGACCAGATGTCCAAGACATTCGCGGGGAAGCTCGAAAACCTCAAAGACACGTTCCGGCAGGAGTTGGGTGACATCGGCAAGCCGCTGTTCGAGGAACTCTCGAAGGCGGTCGATCAGGGGGCCAAGGCGCTGGAGTCACCGGCGTTCAAGCAAGCCGCCGCGGACATGGTCAAGGACCTGACGACGATCACCAAGGCGGTGGAAGCAGTCACGGGGGCCTTCAGTAAGCTCTCGTCTCAGGACGTGAAGTCATTTGAGTCGGGCGGCCTCCCCACCGTCGGCCTCGGTCAATGGACGCGGCGGGCGTTGAGCGGGTTCGGCATGCCGGGCATGCCGGGCACCGACACCAGACCCGCGCCTGACCAGAGCGCGGCCGGCGATTTCGGTCCCCCCGCCGGCGGTGGCGCTGCATTCCTCGCTCAACAAGTGAACACGAGCGGCGTAATCAGCCATCTGACCGATCAGGTGCGCACGGGCGCGCTGACGGCCGACCAGGCACGGCAACAGTGGCGGGCGCTCGCGGAGACGTTCGGCGGGCTGTACACCAACGCCGGGAAACTGTCTGACGTCTTCAACAGCGACCTCAACCAGGCGATTGAGGATCACACCGCGCAGGTCGATGCTGCCACCGCGGCGCACGAGAAGTTTGCGGACACCCTCAAGCAAGCGGGTCAGGCACAGGCGGTGGGCGCGTCCGCGGAGGATATCCGCCGCGGCGTCTTCGGCGTCACGTCCACCGGCGCGCAGGCGACGCCGGAGCAGATTCAGCGGGCGAAGCAGGACATCAACGATCTGACGACGGCGTGGCAGCGCGCGGCATCGGTGGTCGGTACGGTCGATCTCTCGCACGGGCTCGCGGGCTTCGCCGCGGTGGCGCCCGACCTCGCGAAAGCCCGCGACAGCCTCCGTGACCTCGGCCAGAGCAATCAGGCGCTCGACAACCTCGCCTCCCTGTCCGCGCAGTTCAAGTCGCTCACCGACGCGACCGATGCGGCGACAACTGCGTATCGCGGTTTCATGCTCACCCTCACGGAGACCGATCAGAAGATCCAGCAGTTGACGACGTTCCGCGGCCAGGTGACGGGTGCGGTCAGTGATGCCGACCGTCGGCGCTCCCTCGGCATTGCCACGCCGGAAGACCTGCAACTGCTCGCGAACTACAAGAACATCCTCGCCAACATCGACCAGATGAAGGGTGGCTTGCAGCAGCATGCCACGGGTGACATCCTCGGCATTGCCGCGAACTACCCGGACCTGAAAAAGGCCGACGACACGCTCCGAGACATGATCGGCAAGGTGGGCGGGCCGCAGCAACTCGTCATCGATGTCAAAACGAACACCGACAAGGCGATTGAACAGATCAACGACCTGCTGTCGAAGCCGCATCAGGCAACGATCGACGTCCAGATCGCGACCCATCTGACGGGTCTGCCGCCCTGGCTCGCCACCGTTGTTGCCAATGCCACCGGCGTCGCACCGGCAGCGGGTGCATCGACCACCGCGGCGAGCGATGGCGGCTATGCGCGGCCGACGACGATCCGCTCCACGGGCGGCGGTCCCTACGGCAATGACAGCTTGCAGCAAGGCGGCGCCGGCGGTGGGGGCTGGAACCAGTTCCAATCGCTCTCGCAGGCACAGTACAGCAGCATCGTCTCCTCCGGTCCGCTTGCCAACCCGCAGGTCTATGCTGGGGTGATGGCCGCGGCGCAGGAATACAACGTCGATCCCCGCGCGCTGCTGGCGTTCGTGAAGAATGAGGGTGTCGCGCCCTCGTTGGCGGCGGTGAACAACTTCGGCGGCATCAAGGGCAGCGGTGGTCCGGTATCCACCGAGGGAGACACCTACGCCGCCTACAGCAGTCCCACGGATTTCTTCCGATCGCTCGCTGCGAATCTCACCACAGGCGCCTACGCGGGCGACTATCAGTCAGGCAACCTCGCTGCCGTGCGGCAGCGGTACGTGGCGGGCAGTGCGGCACCGAGTGCGGCACAGCAAGCGAACATCGCCAACACCGTCAGTTACTACGGGGACCTCTCGCAGCAGTATCCGGCCGCATCCGGCACCCATGACGCGGTTGCCAGCACGGTCCGTGACCAGATCGTGCAGAAAGCGCTTGCGGACGTCGATCAGGACAAACTGGCGGGCTACTGCGAGCAGTGGGTCGAAGAGACAGTCCAGGCGATCACCGGCAAGCGGGGTGCCACCGGGAAGAATGAGCTCAGCGCCAATGCCGCCTTTGCCTCAGCGCAAAAGCAAGGGCTGGTGACGACTGATCCGCAACCGGGCGACCTCGTCTACTACGGCGATGCGACGAACGGCCACGTTGCCATCTACATGGGCGGCGGCAAGCAGGTCAGCACGGCGGATGTCGGTGGCAGCCGCATCCATACCGAATCGGTCGGCAAGGGCGCGCAGTACGTCTCGATTGGCGCCGCCGGTGGCACATCCGGCCTGTCACCGGAACTGGCGGCCGCGCTCGGTATCCATTCTGGTGCGCAGTCGTACCTCGCTGCGGCCGGTGGTGGCACCACGAACCTGACGGGCCCGGCCACGGCGAGCGGTGGCGTCGCCGCGGGTATCCGCTCTGGCATCGCGGGCGTCCAGGGTACCCAACTCGGCCAGACGCTCGCCGGCCTCGACCCGCGTGACGCGCAGTCCGCCCTCGCGACCTACCAGCAGTTCCTGCCCATCTTCCAGCAGATCGCCAACACGAAGTTTCCGGACACGCCGATCCGCGCCGCCGACGAAGCGTTGCAGCAGGGCGTTGGCTTCCTCGGTGCGTGGGCGCAGGGCTTACAGGCGATCCGCGGCCAGACGGACGGGTTGGCGGCGGCACAGCAGCGCATCACCGAGACCATTGGTGGCCCGCTTGCGACGAACCTGAACGCGCAACTCGACCACATGAATGCGCTGGCGCAGGCCAATACGCGCATCAACGATCTGACCCAACGGCGCACCGAGCTGGAGAAGCAACACGCAGATGTCGTGGCGCAGCGGCAGCAACAAGACCAGGCGGACTCGCGCACACAGCAACGGGCGCAGTTCGCCCAGGCCGATGCCGATCGCGCGCGCCAGCAGCAGCGCACGGTGGCGCAGCAGGGGATTCAGGATCAGCAGCGGGCAGAGAACACGGCGTTCACGCAAGTCAGCCGGGCCAACGATGACCGACAGCGCGCCTTGACGCAACAACAGGCGCTCGCCGCGCGCGGGCTGGGGCATCAACTCGAGGACGCACAGACCGCGGCACGGACGACCGATGCCGCCGGCACCGCACGGCAGCAGTTGCTCGAGGCGGGTGCGGCGGCCGCGACGACGCCAGGGGCAAAAGTGCAGGCGTCCGAGCAGGCGGCAATCGAGACGGAGTTCAATCAGCGCCGGCGCGAGCAGTCGGCATCGGCGATCGATGACCTCCAACGCCAGATCGAGAAGCAGGCGGAAGTGTCGTCGGATGCCCTCTACGATCTCGAGACGGAGCGGATCGCGGCACAGCGCGCGCACGAAGACCGGATGGCGAACCTGCAAGATCAGAGCGACGCGCTGCAGCGCACGTACGCGGAGCAGGATGCGGCGATTGCCGATCAGCGCGCCGCACAGCAGGAAGCGGATTTCGAGCATCGTGCGGGCATCGAGGATCAGCGCGCCGCGCAGGACGCGATGTTCACGACGGCGACGGCCTCGATTGACGCGGAGATCGCCAAATACCAGGAACTCGCCACCGCCGAGCAGCAGGCGCTCGCCTCCTTGCAGCAGGCGTTCAATCTGATGGCACAGGGGAGTGACGCGATTGGCGCCAGTCTGACGGCGGCGCTGACCACGGCGACAAAGGCGCAATCGCTCCTCAATGCAACGTCGCTTGCCAACTACCCGACGACCGGAGCGATCCGGCGCCTGGCGGGTGGCGGCATGATCCCCGTCGGTGGCACCGCGATCGTCGGCGATGCAAACGGCGGCGGCATCACTCGGTATAGCGAACACGTCACCGTCACCCCCGCTGGCGCGATCGTCACCCCGATTGGCGGTGGCGGTGACAGTGGCGGTGGGGCGGTGACCATCAATCTCGGTGGCCTGACCGTCACCAGTGGTGACCGGCAGGCGATCATCCGCGAGACGCTCGATCAGGTGGCCGCGATGCTCAACGCGGCCTTCGACGCGGCCGCGCGTGGCGACACCGCACACAAGGCCGCCACGGGCGGCATTCGGACCATCGCATGAGAGTGAGGGCGCGATGGGCTACCTGAAGCAGATCGAAGCCGTGGGCGGCAGCGTCACGCCGCTGCACACGTTCGGGAAGTACAATCTCGATGGGGACATGGGCTGGCAGCGCCGGTCGGAGACGGTGGAGATCAGCAATGTCGATTACGGCTACTCGCCGTTCGGCAACAATGCCGCGCCGCTTGCCACGAAGACCTTCACGTGGCCCGAGCGCATTTTCACGAACGGGAATCCCGATCAGGCGAAAGACGATTTTGCCGCCGCCTGCGGCAATGGCCTCCCCGTCTGGTTGATCTGGACGCATGACGGTGGCTACGAGCGCGTCGTCACGGCGGAACTCTCGCAACTGCGCTGGCCGAACACCTCATCGGCAACGATTTACGTGGACGTGGAGCCGACCTTCATTCTCCGCGAATCGTGGCATGAGCGCTTCCCGGCACGGCAACAGGTCGTCGGCGCGGGCAATGTGATTGTCGTCGGGGCCACACCCCCCGGCACCAACACCCGACTGACCGATACCAGCGTGCCGCTGTCAGCGAACAGTATCGCCCTGCCAACCAGCTTTGCCGACGCGACCGTGGCGGGGCCGGGGGGCGTGCCGACACTGGCGGACACCACCTGTCGCTTCATCCTCTACGGCCCGTACGGTGGTGCGCCCGTCCCCGATCCGAACAACCCCGGCTTCTTCACGGACGGCGGCTTCTCGATTGCGAACACCTCCGTCACGATCCCTGACGCAAACGGCAAGCCGACCTTCCCGCAGTTGACGGTGCGGGTGCAACTTTCTGGGCCATACAGTTCGCCGGGACAGCCCGACTACGTCCCGCCGCAAGTCTGCATCATCGATTGTGGGCAGAAGACGATCATCGCCTCGAACATCGCGAACGGGGAGAACCGGCGCGTGCGCTATCCCTACCAGCCGTACTGGTTCATCATCGCCCCGAACAGCATCAATCAACTGATCGTCGCCAACGCGGGGGTGCCCGGTACGCCACCGTATGGGGGCACCATCGATTTACAGTGGCAGCGACGTTTCCTCTGAAAGCGAAACTATTCACGGGAGGCTACGATGCCACAACCGCCGATGGGCAACTACCTCTGGCAAGACAGCGTCACCGTCCTGATCGCCGCTGCCTACAACAACGGCCTCCTGCGGGCGATGAACTACATTCAGGCGCACGCGGAAAACACGACGGTCACGGACATCGTCGCCACCCAGCACACGACGACGCACATCGTTGCCCCCGCAACGGTTGCGGCCTCGATTGGCACCGCTTCATCCGATGTGGTGCAGAACGTCGAGACGCGCCTGCGCGAGATCATGACGCGCATCAATGCGATCGAGGGGTCATCGGCAACGACGTGGGGCGGCGGCACGCGACCGGCCACACTGGTATCCCTCTACAACGCGGTGGTTACGCCGACGATCATCGCCTCGCCCACGACGCCGATCAATGTCTCCTCACTGACCGACCTGAGAGTGACGGCCACCGGCACGTCGATGGTCTTGACGGGTGCGGGCGGCACGGTGATGACCTCCGGCGGCGCGACGATCGATGCGCCAGCGGGCCAAACGGTGACGCCCGCTGCCACGACGGCGGCGCAGTACTTCCCGCTCTATTACAACGATTCCGGCACGCTCGTCCTCGGGACGCCTGCGGGGACGCGTGCCGCAGCGGTGGCTCCCGCAGGCGTCAACCTGCTCGGCCAACTGCTCGTCCCTGCCAACTGCACGGCGATCTATCAGAACGCGGCGGCGGCGGCAACGGCGGGCGGTGGCACCCGTGGTTACCTGCTCAATCCGCCGCGCACGGTGCCCTATGCGGTCGGCGGCGGCGGCGGCGGCAGTGGCGCGCCCGTCAACAGCAAGTACTGGATTTCCGGTACGGATGTGGGTGTCCCCCAGGGGTTGAACGCGCAG